ACCAGCAAGATCCGCTCGGCGGTATTGGTATCGAGGACCTAGACAAGCAGGTAGTGCTATGGATTTGCGCCAAGTGTCGGAACGAGTAAGGGTCGTACTCGACTATGCGCAAGAAGTCGAAGCGCACACAGTCGGATTCCATCGGGTAACCGATATTAACGCCGTAGCTAATCATGCAGCTAGGCACAATAAGAATCTAAATATGCACGAGTACATAGCTGAGATGGCAGAGTCCGTCGGAGCCGAGATGGTGGTCGCGCAGTACTTAGGTTTTAAGAACTTCAAACCTACGCTTAACACTTTCAAAAATGAAGCGGACGTAGGAACGCGGTTCGAGGTCAAGTGGACCAAGTACAAGGACGGCCACTTAGCTATTGGTGAAACCGATAGGCAGCAGGACGTGGCCATACTCGTAGTCGGTAAAAGTCCGGTCTATGAAATAGCCGGATGGATACCAGTGCAAATGGCCCGAAAGCCTAAATATCTACATCAGGCTTACGGCTGCCATTGGATACCGCAGAATAATTTATTTCCGATCCAAGACATAAGGAACAGCATTTATGGAACTGATTAAATTTACCTGCCGGGTCTGCAAAGAGTCCGTGATGGCCAAGATTATATTAGATTTTACCGAACTGTTACCGCCTGGGTTGAAGTGCGTTGAATGCCTAGGCTGTGGCACCTTAGGAGTGGAGTTGATACCTGATGGAGTTTGATTTAGGACTAGAGATAGCTGATGATGACGTACCAAAGACCACTGACGATTACTACACGCCAGCCTGGATATTTGCTGGCTTAGGTCTAAAGTTCGATACCGACCCGGCCTCGCCGATTGGTGGCTGCCCTTGGATCCCTGTTAAAAAGTATTACACAATCGTAGACAATGGGCTAGTCCAGGATTGGGTAGGTAGGGTCTGGATGAATCCACCGTATAGCAAAACTACACCTTGGGTTAATAAGTTCATAGAACATGGTAACGGCGTGATGCTGTGCCAAATAGCTAAAGCCAAGTGGTTTAACACTATCTGGGACCAATGCGATGGAATGGTACCGCTGCCGTCCCGAATGATGTTTAGAACGCCGGCCGGTGGTGAAGCCGGAATCTTTATGCCAACCGCGTTATTCGCTATGGGTGCAGACAATGCCGAAGCATTAAAACGATTGGACATAGGCCGTGTCAGGTAATGCCACGCCGTCTGACCTGCGATTATACAAAGACCTATTGACTCGTCCGGTACGCTCCACTCGCGCTGGGCGCGCCCGGAACGGCGCAAGCGCGCTGGGCGCAGTGGTGCTATTGGGCGTGCTGTGTAATACGCCAGCCCGGGCAAGTACCCCAGCTACAGAAATATATAAACTCTACGCACATACAAAACTAACAAATCATAAACAGTACGTATGTTTAAATAAACTGTGGACTAAAGAAAGTAACTGGAACCCATTAGCTAAGAATAAGCGCAGTAGTGCGTTTGGTATACCACAACTTCTAAAGCTAAAAGAGAAGGACCCATTTAAACAGATTGATCTAGGTCTTAAGTACATAGAATCGAGATATACTAATCCGTGTAATGCGTGGTACTTCTTTGTAAAGAAAGGTTATTACTAAATGGTTAAACGTAATGACCCTAGACTTACACGTAAGTACAAGAAGCAGCGGTTAGTGGTCTTAGCTAGAGATGGTTATACGTGCGTATATTGTGGACAGGATGCGGACCAGACAGACCACGTGATACCTGTTAGCAAGGATCCGCACCTAGCACTTGATCCACAGAACTTAGTCGCTTGCTGTAGGCGTTGCAATATCGCCAAAGGTAGCCGGTCCGAGGCGGTTTTTTTAGCCCGGACGGCGACCCCCCCTGTTTTTCGAGGCAATACCTCCCCGATAACGGTCAGTACGGTCCATAGTGGTCCGGCTTTCGGCCAGCCCGATCAGATTTGATCTAAATGAGTAGTAAAGCTAGCCAGCGACTTGTTGGGGCGGTTGAACCTAGGCTTCATAGTCCGGTGTTAAAGGCCAAATCCCGGATTGCCGAGGTCGCAGACCTGGCTACAGCTATCGGAGTGCCGTTACTCGACTGGCAGCGGTGGTGTTTAACAGATATGTTGGCTGTCGATGGTAACGAAAACTTTATACGCAAATCTATACTCCTATTAGCTGCCAGACAGAATGGAAAATCGCATATAGGTCGAATGCGCGCTATTTCGGGCCTTGTACTGTTCGGCGAAAAGAATCAGTTAATAATGAGCAGTAATCGCGGAATGGCCTTAACTAACTTCCGGGATATTGCGTATCTATTCGAAAGTAGCGATTACTTGCGCCCGATGCTAAAGCAGATTCGATTTGCTAACGGTACGGAGTCGATCGAGATACTGCCAAAGTACGGCGGTGGCCGATTAGACGTAGTAGCCAGTACCAGGGACGGTAGCCGAGGACGTACGGCTGACTTCTTATGGATTGATGAGTTACGAGAAATAAATCCGGAAGCCTACGGCGCAGCCTTGCCTGTAACCCGGGCCAGACCAAATGCGCAAAGTTACTTTAGCTCAAATAGTGGCGATGCGTTCAGCGAAGTCCTAAATAATCTGCGCGAAAAGTGCTTGAGCCATCCACCGGAAAGTCTAGGCTTTTACGAATACTCTGCTCCCGAGTTTGCAGCGGTTACCGATCGCAAAGGCTGGGCTTTAGCTAATCCGAGCCTTGGTACCCTGATAACCGAGGAATCAATCGAGGAATCGCTAGCTGTAAATACAATCGAGGATTTTCGAACCGAGTCGCTTTGCCAGTGGATTTCTAGCTTAGCTAGTCCCTGGCCTCATGGCAGCATAGAGGACACCGCCGACAAAACCCTGCAGTTAAGTCCTGGACCGCTTACGGTTATGGCGTTCGACGTTAGCCCTAGCCGGCGCGATGCGTCCTTGGTGTTAGGACAGATAACCCCTAGCGGAAAGATCGGCGTAGCGGTTTTAGAAACCTTTTACAGCCAGGTATCGGTCGATGAATTACAGGTAGCTGCAGCCATTAAGAAATGGTGCGATATCTATTTCCCTAGAGTGGTCTGTTACGACAAGTACACCACCCAGAGCATTGCAACAAGGCTAGAAAGGTCCGGCGTTGCCGTCCGGGATATTAGTGGCCAGCAATTTTATCAAGCTTGCGGTGAAATGCACGAAGCGATGAGTAATAAGCGCATGGTGCATAGCGGTCAGGATATTTTGATTAATCACCTAACTAACTGCGCAGCAAAAACTAATGATAGTTCCTGGAGAATCGTAAGACGTAAATCAGCCGGGCCTGTAGATATTGCTATTGGATTAGCTATGGTAATTCACGTACTAACTGAACCACCTGCAGAGGCACAGATATACAGTTAGACACGCACTACGCAATCCCGAAATATACTTGACTATTAGAGGAAAATAGTATCTATGGGATTACTAGAAACTTTAGGATTACGCGGTACACCGGCAACTGAGCCGACCCCTAAAATAACTGCGCAGTACGCGCCAGCGGTAATGGATACTACTTACGGTTACGGTTACTTTAATACTGGATCTAGTTCATTAGGCATTGGCGCAATCAATCGAGATGTTGCGATGATGGTCCCGGCCGTATCCAGATGCCGTAACTTAATCGCCGGAGTTATTGCATCACTTGATTTAGAACTATATAGAAAAACTACAGGCGAGGAATTAGGTAAGCCTTTATGGTTAGATCAACCAGATTACAGGCAACCGCGAAGCGTTACGATGGCCTGGACCGTTGATAGCCTTGCATTCTATAATTTAGCGTATTGGCGTATTGTCGAACAATATGCAGATGACGGTAGAGGTTCACGTTACGAATGGGTAGCTAATAACCGAGTTACATTTACAACTAATAAATTTGGCACGGAGATTGAGGAGTACTACGTCGATGGAATCCGCGCCCCGATGTCAGGTTTAGGCTCGCTGATTACTTTCCAAGGATTAAATGGCGCAGGTATTTTGCAGGCTGGTGCCAGAACTATCCAGGCAGCATTAGATTTAGAAAAAGCGGCAGCGGTTAGTGCAGCTACACCAATGCCAACTGGTTATATTAAAAACACCGGCGCAGATTTACCTGAGCAACAAATTAGCGGATTGTTAGCAGCCTGGAAAGCAGCTAGACAAAATAGAAGCACAGCTTATTTGACTTCTACTTTATCTTACGAACCGACTTCATTCAGTCCTAAGGACATGACCTATAATGAGTCGCAACAGTTCCTTACGACGCAAATCTGCCGGCTTTTCGGCGTACCAGCGTGGATGCTGTCAGCGGATATGAATAACTCGATGACTTATCAAAATATCCTGGATTCCAGAAAAGAATTTTTAGCTTATACGTTGCAGCCTTATATTTCTGCCATAGAAAATCGCCTGTCAATGAATGATATGACGGCCAATAATAACGTGGTCCGCTTTGCCGTGGATGACACTTTCTTGCGCGCCGATGCAATGGCTAGGTTAGACGTATTAGAGAAAATGTTAAACCTTGGTTTGATTGATTTAGACGACGCTAAAGAAATGGAAGACTTAACTCCAGAAGGTCGCGAATCTGATAGCAGTACAGAAATGCCAGAGGATGAAATGGAAGAAGAAACAGAATTATCGCCAGGAAATGAACTAGGAGAATAATGGAAATCGAAAACATACAGCTAACCTTTTCGAGTCAAATCGAAAGCTCAGATACCGGGCGCAGATTAATTAGCGGTGTCGTATTGCCTTTTAACACCATCGGTAATACTTCAGCCGGGCCTGTAAAGTTTGAAAGTGGATCGGTAGAAATACCAGATGCACGTAAAATAAAATTATTAGCTCAGCATTCACAAAATGATCCGATTGGTCGTGCGCAATCTTTCCAAGTTACCCAGGATAAAATCTACGGTACCTTTAAGGTTAGCGCGTCGCAAAAAGGTACAGATTATTTAACCTTAGCTGCCGAGGACTTAGTAAGTTCATTAAGTATCGGTGTAGACGTAGTTAAAGCTAAGAAAGATAAAGATGGGGTCCTGGTCGTATCCAGTGCCATCATGCGCGAAGTTTCTTTAGTCGAAAGCCCGGCGTATGCCGATGCCATCGTTACTAAAGTAGCTGCTAGCGAAAGCGAAACAGAACAAGAAGCAACTCCAACCGAAACAGAAAGCGAGGCTACTGTGGACAAAAATCCCGAGCCAACCGAAACAAAGGCAGAGGCAGATACTCCAATAGTAGAAGCCTCACGTCCTGTAACAGCTACACCTTATATCTCCACCTCAGTACGCTCACCAATCGATTCAATGGCGAAGTACACAGAGCATAAAATTAAAGCAGCTTTAGGATCAGATGAATCTCGTCTTTTCATTTCTGCTGCAGATGATTCATTTGCTACTAACCCAGCATTCAATCCAACACAGTACCTATCAGAATTCGTAACTAATACTAGATTCGGTACTCCAGCAATAGATGCTTGCAGCCAAGGTACCCTGCCTACCTCAGGCATGACTATTAGCGTGCCATCACTTGTTACCAGTGCTGGCGGTCAAGCTGGCGTTGCTCCAGTAGTAACAGTAGAAGCCGAAGCCGGCGCAGTTCAAAATACCGGGATGGTTACTGAATATCTAACTGGAACTGTCAGCAAGTACTCTGGTATGAATACGCTCAGCGTAGAGTTACTGGAAAGATCTGATCCAAATTTCTACTCCGAACTTACAACCCAGTTACAGAATGCATATTTAACAGCAATCGATACTGCCGTAGTCGCAGCATTAATTACCGCTGCTACCGCTGCAACAAATGAAACTGCAGACAGCACCGGAATTATTGATTACACTTCTGAGGCAGCAGCTAATATTTACAAAAATACCGGCTACTTTGCACAGAACTACATAGCTAACCCTTCTCAATACCAGGCATTGCTAGGCGCCACAGATACAACTGGTCGCCCTATTTACAATGCAATTCAACCAATGAACGCAGCAGGACAAGTAGCACCTACATCTATTCGTGGTAACGTGTTAGGACTTGATCTATACGTAGATAAGAACTTCGCAGCTACTACATTTGATGATGGCTCTGCGTTGATCCTTGCGCCAGAGGCGTTCACCGTATACCGCTCACCTCAGGCTTACATGAGCGTGAACGTGGTATCAAATCTGCAAGTACAAGTAGCGATCTACGGCTTTATGGCAACAATCGCCAAAATGCCTGGCGGTATCTACAAGTACATGAAGGCTTAATAAAAGCATAAGTAATCTGTAGGGTTTAGTAGCCCTTAACCCTACAGAGCTATTAAAGATAGGAGTACAGAGTGGCAGCAAGTTATGTAACGATGCAGGAGCTTCGTGATAATTTAGGTATTGGCACTCTGTACTCTAACGCCGATGTAGAAAGCGTCTGCCAAACAGCAGAGGATCTACTTAATCAATATTTATGGTTTGATACCGCGCCAGTAGTGGCAGCGATGGTTCAAGATAACGTGGCGACGCTGTTATTAGCTAATCCCGGTATCTTTGTAACTGGTCAGAGCGTAACTATTGCTGCGTCTGGTGCGACCTATAACGGTACATACACTTTAACTGGGACAGTGCCTTGGAGTACTGGTACTTCTAATTCCATCCCTGCCTTGTGGTGGAATTGGGCGTGGACCAATTACCCTAATGGTTATTCATTTATCCAATACGCCAAGGTAACTGCTAATCAAGCTTTCCATCGTGTCCTTCCATACGGTACCGCGACCGGGCCAGATACGAAAACAGCCAGCTACGCAACTACCCCAGCCATCCGTCAGGCTGCGATGGTATTAGCCGTAGATATTTGGCAGGCCCGGCAAACCGCTCAGAGTTCACCTAATGGAATTGATGGATATACACCATCGCCTTATAAAATGGGCTTTCAATTGATTAACAGGGTACGCGGACTTATTCAACCGTATGCCAACCCTTCAGCGTTAGTCGGCTAATTATGCCACCTAAAGCGATCACTACACTTCGAACCACAATAGCTAATGACCTGGCTAATCCGGGCGTATGGTCTACCTTTGCTTACCCGGCTCCTAATTTATTGGCTAATAGTGTTTCGATTATTCCGGCCGATCCGTACATAACTCCGACAAATAATGATTATAGTACGATCGCGCCTTTAGCTAACTTTAATATTTTAATAGCTGTACCTGCGTTCGATAACCAGGGGAACCTAGCAGGTATAGAGGATTTCATAGTAGCGGTCTTTACCAAAATCGCTAATTCTAGCCTGGTCCTTAATGTTGGCACTGTGTCTGCACCTAGCATTTTAGATGCTGCGAGCGGTCCGTTGCTGACCTGCCAAATTACAATTTCAACCCTAACCACTTGGAGCTAAAATGTCAGACGAATACGATATAAACCATAACAATTTTCTGGCCAGAATTGGACAGATAAAAGAAACACCAAAACCAAAGGCTGCGCCAACCGCAGAGAAAGAGGAATAACAAATGGCCGTAATGCTTAACTCGAGCGTTGGCGTTAAAATCGCGACTGTAGATATTAGCGACCACGTATCAAGCGCAACACTTACACAAACTTTCGATGAATTAGAGATCAGTGCACTTGGAGATCTTTCACATCGATTTACAAAGGGTCTGGAATCGAGCACACTGTCGCTGGACTTTTTCAATGACTTTGCAGCTTCTCAAATTACTACATTACTGCAGACTAATTACGGTACTACAGTAACCGCAGTATTGATTCCGGTAAAAGGTACAGCTGTAAGCGCAACTAATCCGCTATACACTGTATCGATCCTTATTAATAATCTAACACCTATTAACGGTGATGTAGCTAGTATTAATAACTCCAGTATTACCTTTACCTGCAACTCAACTGTTGCATACTCAACTACAGGAACCTTCTAAGGAGCAATAATGGCAAAGCTAAAGATAACAAGGGCTAACGGCGAAGTTACCGAACACAAGATTACGCCGGGTGTCGAATATGCTTTCGAGATAAAGTGGCAGGCTGGTATTAGCAAAATGCTGCGCGATCATGAACAACAGACCCATATTTATTGGCTTGCTTGGGAGTGTTTACGCAGGGCAAATATCACCGTGCCACTTTTCGGAGCCGAGTTTATTGATACTTTGGATACCGTAGAAGTACTAGATGATGAAAAAAAATAATTGGGCGTGATTCACTTACTTTCAGTATTGCTGCGCTGAGCGTAGAAACTGGGATTGCGCCCAAGGAGTTTTTAGAAATGGACCCGGAGATGTTTGCAGCCATAATCCAGGTCTTACGAGATAGAGCTAAGGAGATTAAAAATGCCAGTAAACGTAACCGGCGTTAAACAACTCCAAAAGGCGATGCGCGACGTAGATCCGCAACTCAATAAAGAAATGTCCAAGAATATTAAATTTCAAATGCTTATTGTCCGTAATAAGGCCAGGGGTTATTTACCGGGCCAAGGTGAAGTCTTGAGTGGCTGGGCTAGACCTACAGCCTCTACAGGGACTATTGGGTATAGGCCATTTCCACCGTACGACTATGCAACAGCTAGAGATGGCATAGTTTATTCTGCAGGTAAAAATAAGCGTAATAGATCGGGATTTAGCGCAGCCTTTTATGTAGCTAATACTAAGGCTCCCGGAATGATATTTGAATGGGCCGGTCGCCTAAAGCAACCTTCCGGACCTGGATCCATAAATCCTAACGCGCCTGAACAGTTTAACTCTGCTGCCGAAATGCTAGGCACTATGAAAGGCCAGGGTAAACAAAGGGGCCGAGTCGTTTACAGAGCCTGGGACGAAAGCAAGAATACGGTTATACCTGCTGTCGTAAATGCCATCGAAACCGTAGCTGTGCAGTTCAAAAAAGACACCGAGATTAAGAAGGTAGCGTAATGGCGAATATTGTCGTATCGGCGGTCAGTACCTTCGATAACAAAGGACTTAAAAAAGGCCAGAAAGAAGTCAGCAAGTTTGAAAAGCAAGTAAAAAGCTTCGCTAAAGTATTCGCTGCTGCTTTTAGTGTTAGGGCATTAACTAACTACAGCAAGAAAGCGGTCCAGGCATTTGCAGCTGATGAAAAAGCGGCCAAATCGTTAGAGGTTCAATTAAAAAATACTGGCTACCAGTTTAGTTCACCGGCTGTAGAAAATTATATTGCGAACTTACAGAAAACTACCGGCGTGCTGGATGACCAGTTAAGGCCGGCCTTTCAGCAGCTTTTGACCGTAACTGGCTCAATCACCAAAAGCCAGGATGCATTAAATACTGCGTTAAACGTAAGCGCAGCCACAGGTAAATCTTTAACTTCCGTTACGACGGCACTCGCACGCGGTTACGCCGGAAATACCACAGGGCTTAGTCGATTAGGGGCTGGACTAGATAAGAACTTACTTAAGACCGGCGATATGAATAAAATTATGGCCGAACTTAATAAAAAGTTCTCAGGTCAATCTGCAGCCCGGTTAGAAACTTACGCCGGCAAAATGGATCTATTAGCGGTAGCGTCAGCCGATGCCCAGGAGATCATAGGTAAAGGATTGTTAGATGCATTAACTCTTTTAAGCGATGATAACACCATAGAAAGTTTAGCCGGCAATATGGAGGACTTTGCTACAGCTACCGCCGAAGTAGTAATAGGGCTGGCCCTGGTAATCAAAAAACTAAAAGAAATTACAACAATACCGGGAGTAGGGAATGTATTTGATGCTAGAAATATACCTGTCATCGGTGCGTATATTGGCGGTTTGCGACAAATAGCTAGAAGTGCGATGCCTCAACAAGATCGCGGTGGACAAGAAAGAACCGCCTCAAGAATATTTACTCAACAACTTAAAACAGAAAAAAGAGTGGCTGATGCATTGGCAAAAGCCCGGGCCGAGGAATTACGTCTACTTGGTATTAAAAATAATATAGAAAATAAAAACGTTGAAGAGTTAAAAAAGAAGTTTGACCTAGAGCGTATTGGATTGACTGCAGCCTTAAACAGCGCAACTGACGAAGAAACTAAATTACGCGTTAGAGCGCAGTTAGCTATATTAGATAATAACGAGGCTTTGGCTAAAAAGTTATTGGCTGAAATGGAAGCAGCCGAAGCGTTAAAAAAACTAGCCGACGCAGCAAATAAGGCAGCCGATGCACTTGATAGAAATATGAGTAAATACGATATTATGATTGCTGATTTAGTTAAGCAATTTAGAGATTTAGGTTTATCATTACAGGAATCTATGGCTTTAGCTGCTATGTCGGCTAGGTATCAAGCACAAGCGGATGCACTTGCAGCCGGTCGCGGTGGCGGTGGCGGTGGCGGTGGAATCAATTATGCTCCTTTATCAACAGACCCATACGATATTTTAATTAGACAATTGGCTCCAGAGTTAAATACTACTTACGGTTTATCACCACAAGAATCTATTTCTTTAGCTGCTATGTCGGCCAGATACCAGGCCCAGGCCGATGCTTATGCTGCGCAACAATTAAAAGTTACAGTAGATACTGCTCAGACCGGAGATAGATTTGCGCAACTAATCGCTGAAAGTATCCAAGTAGCTACAAAGTCTGGAATCTCCTCTGGTATTGCCGGAAGTCTGCCATGAGTGTCCCTACCGTAAACGCGGTTATTAATTTTTCAACTGGTCCGGCTTTTGCCCAGGCTATGATTTTAGATCAAGGCATATTAGGTACTAACGTATTAGCTGATTCAGCTGCGGTCATTGTGGACGTGTCTAATTTAATTAATCGGATTGAAACCAAGCGCGGACGTAATGCTTTAATTGATGAATTTCAGACTGGCACTTTATCCCTTCGCATTATTGATCAGAATGGGGACTTTAATCCCCAAAACCCAGCCAGTCCCTACTTTGAACTTTTAACTCCTATGAAAAAAGTTCAAATTACAGCTACTTATTTAGGAGTTACCTATCCTATATTTTCAGGCTTTATTACGAGTTATGTTACGACCTATCCGAAAGAGGCTGAGGACGTTGCGTACACCACAATACAGGCCGTAGATGCCTTTAGATTGGCCTATAATGCACAAATAAGTACCGTTGCAGGTACAAGTGCCGGACAATTATCTGGCGCGCGTATAAACGCCATATTAGACGAAATCGACTGGCCTAGCAGTATGCGCGATGTAGACACTGGGCTTACTACGTTACAGGCAGACCCAGGGACTAACCGCACAGCTTTACAAGCCCTTACTACCGTAGCCCAGTCCGAATACGGCGCGGTATATGTAGACGCGTATGGATCCTTTGTATTTCAGGATCGTAACGTTACAGCTAGCTCTATTGTATTAACGCCTACGGTATTCGCCGACGACGGCACCGGAATCCCTTATATGGACGCTGCCTGGACCCTTAACGACGTATTGATTTTTAACAAGGCAACCATTACGCGAGCCGGCGGTTCGGCCCAGGTAGCCACTAATCAAGCTTCAATTGATAAATATTTCTTACACTCGTATTTTTTAAATGAACTACTTATGCAAACCGACGCGGTGGCCTTAGATTATGCCCAGGCTTATGTCGCCAGCCGGGCTGAAACTTCGATCCGCTGTGATGCCATAGTTTTAGATCTATACACTCCTAACTATAATGCTGGAATTATTGCAGCTTTAGACCTTGATTTCTTTGATCCGATTACCGTAATAACTACACAGCCAGGCGGATCGACCCTGGAAAAAACCCTGCAGATTTTCGGCGTATCTATGGCCATAACGCCGAATAGCTTTAAAACCACATTCACCACGCTCGAGCCAGTTATCGACGCGCTGATTTTGGATAACAACATATACGGCCGACTAGACTATAATGTACTTAGCTATTAAGGAGCAATTATGGCAGCTGGTTTAGGATTTAAGGATTTTACTACAGGCGAGGTATTAACTGCCAACGATGTAGATGGATATTTAATGCAAGGTGTTTGGGTTTTTGCCGATGCTGCAGCTAGAGATGCAGCTGTAACTTCTCCGCAAGAAGGTAATTTTGCTTATTTAAAAGATACGAACGTTACTACTTACTACACTGGATCAGCTTGGGCTAATTTAGACACTACGGGCATGACTAATCCAATGACTACTACTGGCGATACAATTTACTCTTCAAGCGGATCAACTCCAGCGAGGCTTGCAATTGGAACTGCTGGTCAAGTATTAACAGTTAATTCTGGTGCAACCGCGCCTGAGTGGAAAACATCTACTGCTGAAAAATCAATTTTAGTTGCACAAAATTCAGCTAATTATTTGAAACCTTTTACAACTGTTGCTCTTTCTAGTTCTACCGCAACCGAAGATGTAACTTATTTTCAACCTATTTATTTACCAGGCTATGCTATAGATAGAATAAGTTGTAGAACTCATTCTACTTTTTCTGGAACTGCGACAGTAAGATTAGGATTATATAATGCAAGTTCAACAACTGGAAAACCAAACACAGTTTATTTAGATGCTGGAACAGTAAGTTGCACAGCAGCATCAACAAATTATGAAATTACAGTAAGTAATACCCCACCTGCTGGCTATTATTATTTTGCTTTCAATATGCAAACTGCAGCAACTACTAATGAGTTTGCAGCTTTAGCTAATGCAAACACTCCTTTACCTTATTTTATGCCAACAACCGCATCAGTTAATACTACTACTTATTTTGCAAGATATGAGGAAACCGGAATAACTGGTGCTTTTGCAACAGCTGGAACTATTACTATTTCAACTTCTAATCCATTTTTGATGGCAGTAAGGATTGCATAATGACAAAAAAAATTAAAACAGTAGTTTATGGCGATGGTGGATTTGATGAGTTAAAGCCTGAAAATAATGTTGTTGAAATAGTTTATTACACAAAAGATGAACTTGATGTAATTGCTACTGAGGAAGCAAAAGCTGCCGAAAAACAAGCATTACTTGACAGACTTGGCATTACTGCTGATGAAGCAAAATTGTTACTTGGCTGATGACTTTAACGAGTCATAACGGCTGGCGCGCTTCAAAGGACCCGGACGAAATAGCTATTAAAAGTTACACCGTACCTGGGACAAAGACTAGACTGCGCTGCGCCGAGGCGGTCGCGCCATTATTGATTGGCTTCGCTGCTGAATTTAACGAACTAATCGAACCAATCGATGAAGGAGCCGTTGATGATTGGGGCTACGCATTTAGGCAGATTCGTGGATCAACAGACAAGTTAAGCAATCACGCGTCCGGCACGGCCATAGACTTAAACGCACCTAAACACGCGCTTGGGTTAGTCGGTACCTTTCCACCTGAAAAAGTGCCAATGATCCGGGCCTTAGCTAAAAAGTACGGGCTTAGATGGGGCGGAGATTACGTAAACAGAAAAGATGAAATGCACTTTGAAATAGATATAACACCTGCAAAGGCTGCAGCGTTAATAATGAAATTAGGTCTAAATGAAAACTAGCCAAGTAACGGTAACTACTACTCCTACCCTTTTAGTAGCTGCTGATCCACACGATCAAACCGTATCTTTACACGCTGCCAGTGGTGCCTGCTTTATAGGAAACGCCAGCGTTACAAGTACGACAGGTTTTAAGTTAGATAACCAAGACAAGGTAACCTTACCCTTAGGGGCTTATGAGGCTTTATACGGTGTTACTGCATCGGGAACCGATACGGTATACGTATACGCCGAAGTTAATTAAGGAGAAAAATGCAAACAAAGCAGATGTTTCTATCCTGGCTAAGGGCTGCGCTTGCCTCTGCTGGCGCGCTATTTCTAGCCGGTACTTCAGACCCTAAGGCTTTGGGTTATGCAGCTTTATCCGGGTTTATTGGCCCGGTCCTAAAGTGGCTAGATCCAAGTGCGGTCGAGTTCGGCCGTAAGAAGTAACCGTGGACTCGTCGGACTGGGCTGCTCTGTCGGTAGCTGTAATTACAATTATAGGCTCCTTCGTCGGCTCAGTTCGATGGTTAGTAAAGCATTACCTGGTAGAGCTAAGAGAAAATTCCGGATCCAGTATTAAAGACCAAGTTACGCGCTTAGAGGCCCGGGTCGAAATCCTTTATGAAATGATGCTACAGCGCGATAAATAGGCCGTACCGCGTGTCTGTCCTTGCAGATTGTCGGTAGTAGGGCTTACCCTTTTAGAGTCGGTAACGACGGTTTACCGGCGGTAAGGGCTAAATATGGACGTAGTAGATTGGATTATCATCGGCATTCTGACGGTGATAATAGCTAGTTACACTTATAGCTTAGGGTACAAAGATGGACGGCGCGAGGCGCACCTACAGGCTTCTAAGTGGCGTAAGCAGGTAAACAATGCCGATCGTTAAAGCACAGCCGGGCCGTTATTGCGATATGTGTAAGGCGCAATGGGGCAAGGTAAAGAACGAGTGGCACGAAAAAGCTAAAACCCAGGCCGTGGTGGTCTGCGTATCTGAAACACACTTGGGCCAAGCAAACGAAAGGGCCTATTGCGATCAACACCGGACCGAACTATCAACCTGGCACGATGGGACTATTTGGTCCTTGGCAGACCAGATGGAATATGGCCGTAAAGTAATCGCCGATATCAAAGCTAGAAAAGCAGCTAGAGAAGCAGAAGAGGCGGTTAAACGTGTTTAATTTAAATGATTATGAAGATGTGGCTACGCGTATTAAAAGGGTACATGACAACTTTCCTATGGCCCGGTTTAATATACGCGAGCTAAAGATCGACCATCAAGCCGGTTATTGCTACGTGGTAACTGAGGTTTATCGCGACGCTAACGATGCAAATCCAGCAGCTGTAGACGTTGCGTACGAAGCTAGAAGCGACCGTGGCGTAAACCGTGATTTCTGGGTAGAGAACTGCGTAACCTCTAGCTACGGCCGATCTGCCGGGCTTTTATTGGGCGTAGACAAAAGGCCAACTAAACAAGATATGGAAAAGGCCCAGGCAAAGATGGCAGAACCTATAAAGTCAGACTATAAACCGGGTTCAAAGGAAGTTAAGCCGGTAGGTCAAACCTTGGAGCAAATTAAAGATCAACTTGGGGCTGAGGAAATCGAAAAGGCTCCAATATGCAACCACGGCGTTATGGCTTTGAAAAAAGGATCAAAGAATGGCCGGGATTATTACGGCTATACCTGCATCATGGGCAAGAGCAGCGGATGCGACAGTATCTGGTACAAAATAGATGCTAACGGTAGATGGCAACCGCCTAAAAAGCCGGCGTTTAGTGTTACACCTACTAACGCTGACGTAGACGATATGCTGTTAGGACTAACCTGATGGGATACGTCGAAATCATAAAAGACGGCTTATTGGTGCGAATGGTCGATGGCGAGGTAACAAGCGTTACTCCGACAGCGTGGTGCGACAAATGCAACAACCAGCAAGATCCGCTCGGCGGTATTGGTATCGAGGACCTAGACAAGCAGGTAGTGCTATGGATTTGCGCCAAGTGTCGGAACGAGTAAGGGTCGTACTCGACTATGCGCAAGAAGTCGAAGCGCACCAAGTCGGATTCCATCGGGTAACCGATATTAACGCCGTAGCTAATCATGCAGCTAGGCACAATAAGAATCTAAATATGCACGAGTACATAGCTGAAATGGCAGAGTCCGTCGGAGCCGAAATGGTAGTCGCGCAATATTTGGGTTTTAAGAACTTTAAACCTACGCTTAACACTTTCAAAAATGAAGCGGACGTAGGGACGCGGTTTGAGGTCAAATGGACCAAATACAAGGACGGCCACTTAGCTATTGGTGAAACCGATAGGCAGCAGGACGTGGCCATACTCGTAGTCGGTAAAAGTCCAGTATATGAAATAGCCGGATGGATACCAGTGCAAATGGCTCGAAAGCCTAAATATCTACATCAGGCTTACGGCTGCCATTGGATACCGCAGAATAATTTATTTCCGATCCAAGACATAAGGAATAGCATTTATGGAACTGATTAAATTTACCTGCCGGGTCTGCAAGGAAGCCGTGATGGCCAAGATTATATTGGATTTTACCGAACTGTTACCGCCTGGGTTAAAGTGCGTTGAATGCCTAGGCTGTGGCACCTTAGGAGTGGAGTTAATACCTGATGGAGTTTGATTTAGGTCTAGAGATAGCTGATGACGACGTACCAAAGACCACTGACGATTACTACACGCCAGCCTGGATATTCGCTGGCTTGGGTCTAAAGTTCGACACCGACCCGGCCTCGCCGATTGGTGGCTGCCCTTGGATCCCGGTTAAAAAGTACTACACAATCGTAGACAATGGATTAGTCCAGGATTGGGTAGGTAGGGTCTGGATGAATCCACCTTACAGCAAAACTACACCTTGGGTTAATAAGTTCATAGAGCATGGTAACGGCGTGATGCTATGTCAAATAGCTAAGGCCAAGTGGTTTAACACTATCTGGGACCAATGCGATGGAATGGTACCGCTACCGTCGCGAATGATGTTTAGAACTCCGGCCGGTGGTGAAGCCGGAATCTTTATGCCAACCGCGTTATTTGCGATGGGTGCAGACAATGCCGAAGCATTAAAACGATTGGACATAGGCCGTGTTAGGTAATGCCACGCCGTCTGACCTGCGATTATTCAAAGACCTATTGACTCGTCCGGTACGCTCCACTCGCGCTGGGCGCGCCCGGTACGGCGCAAGCGCGCTAGGCGCAGTGGTGCTATTGGGCGTGCTGTGTAATACGCCAGCCCGGGCGAGTACCCCAGCTACAGAAATCTTTAAACTCTACGCACATACAAAACTAACTAATCACAAACAGTACGTATGTTTAAATAAACTGTGGACTAAAGAAAGTAACTGGAACCCATTAGCTAAGAACAAGCGAAGCAGTGCGTTCGGTATACCACAACTTCTAAAGCTAAAAGAGAAGGACCCATTTAAACAGATTGATCTAGGTCTTAAGTACATAGAATCGAGATATACTAATC